CGCCGCTACCGCAACTGGTCGGACCCGCTGATCGATGACGCCGCTGCCCTTGCGCTCGCTGCTGGCAAGAAGTGCCTGTTCGTCCCGCACGCTTTCGAGGGTGATGGGACTTCGATCCTGTGGACCGACATCGCCCAGCGGAGATACAACGATCACCTTCGAGCATGGGCGCAAGAGCTGAAGGACGCGGGGTATCCCGCCAGCTACATCGTGTTCCACCACGAACCCGAGGACGACACCTTCGACATGGCGCCGGCGGGTCAGGGGCGGTGCGGGACCACCGCAGACTTCGTCGCCGCGTTTACCCGCTTCTACCGGGTGATGCGCCGCTTCGGGGTGCCGACCAGCATCCCGATCGGTGTATGCCTCATGGGGGCTACCTTCAGGGGTGGTCACGGTGGACCGGACGTGTGGATCCCGCCGACCATGCCTTGCGACTTCATCGCCAGCGACGGCTACTCGCGGGATGAGTCTTCGGGGCAGAAGCCAAAGTCGTTCTACGACGTGTTCGGCGCGGCGCAGGCGTTCGCGGCGGCACGGGGCAAGCCCTTCGCCATCGAAGAGTGTGGGGTCGCGGAGATCACCACAGACGCGAACTTCAAGGCGAACTGGTACCTGGAGGCCATCCCGTACCTGCAAGCCTGGAATCCGCTGTTCTTCGAGTATTCCCACGTGGCTGCCACGAACTTCGGCGGGCAGGACTACCGCATCGACACGTCGCCCCAGGCCCTCGCCGCGTTCCTGCAACTGGCGACCGCGTTACCGTGACCCTTCAGATCCCCTCTCAGGCGTCCAAAGAGCTTCTGAACGCCATCCCGCGATCCATGGACAGCTACACCCTGGACAACTTCGGCGTGTTCTGCGGGTCGTTGGTCTTGTCGAACGGCCCGATGAGGCTCGAGGACTTCCAGCGGACGATGTTGACCGAACACTTCGAGGGGATGGTGGAAACCCTAACCATCATCCCGAAGAAGAACGGTAAAACGACGCTGATGGCCGCTTTGACGCTGTTCCGTATGTGGTGTCAGCCCGACGCAAAGTGCTTCATCGCTGCGTCTTCTCGGGACCAGGCGACGATCGCGTTCGATTGGGCCGCGAAGATGGTGAAGGACTCCGAGCTCGAGGACGTCTACAAGGTGCAGGGTGGCTATCGGCGGATGCTGGTCCGTGGCTACGACGGCTTCTTGAGGGTTGTCCCCTCCGATCCGAACACTTTGGACGGTATCGAGCCGGACCTAGCCATCGTGGACGAACTCCACCGGCACCCGAACGATGGGGTTTACGCCGTTATCTCCAACGGGCTTATCTCGGGGCAGATGATCACGATCTCCACGGCCGGCGCGACCATCGCCTCTCCCCTAGGCAGGTTCCGGCTGAAGGCTCATGCCTGGCCCTCGTTCACCCGGAACGGCTGCTACAACCGGGCGGTCGACGATGAGGCCGGGATCGTGCTGCATGAGTGGTGTTTGGAAGAGACCGACGACGTAGCCGACATCGCCCTGGTGAAAGAGGCGAACCCGGCGCCGTGGCAGACGAAGCAGAAGCTCCTGCGGCGGTGGAAGGCCACCGAGGACAAGCCGTGGGAATGGCTCCGATTCGCGTGCGGTATCTGGACCGAGGGTGAAGAGCCGTGGCTGAAGCCTACGGTCTGGGACTCGCTGCCCCTGGCCCACCAGATCCCCGACGAGGCCGACGTGTTCCTGGGGATCCGGGTGGGGCACGGGCACCAGACGGCCGCCGTGGTGTGGGTGCAGAAGGTTGATGACGTCTACCACGCCAACTACGACCTGCTCTCGTCCGAGGGAGGGTCGTTGCTGCGGGCCGTGGAGGACCGGGTTCGGGAGCTCAACCAGGAGTTCAACGTGCGGTTCAACGCCTACGTCTCGAAGACCTTCGACCGCTCCGCAGAGCTGCTGTCCGATGAGGGCATGGTGCTGGTTCCCTACCCGGTGGGCACTCGAACGATGGACATGGCAGAAACGCTATTGAAGGTGATCGGAGAGAAACGTTTGGCCCAGCCCGGTCCCGGTCCGTTCCGGTCCCAGGTGCTCGCCGGCCAGGTCAAGACTGTGGAATCCGGGTGGAAGTTTGTGGATGTCCCCGGCGCCGCCACGCCGATCGACGCCTTGCTGGCTCTCGCTGCGGCGGTGCATGTTGCGGAGACCCAACAGCCTCAAGAAGTCTTTTTCGCCTGGAGCTGAGAGGGCTAAATCCGAAAGTAGGGAAAAGCTCTCAGTCCTAGCCCGGTCCTGCATCGTTAGTCCACGATGGGTGTCCGTTCCGCGCTGCGCAATCTATTCCGCACGGCACCCGAACCCGACAGCGAACGGCAGATCAACCCTTATTCCCTGAACCAGTTCCTTGCCGATTACAGCAACGCCTTCACCTATAACGGGGTCCGCTACGGAACGATGGTTGGTTCCGAAGAGACCATCGAAGAGGGCTTTGAAGGACTCATCAGTGGGGCGGTTAAGTCCGATGGCGTCGTGTTCGGTTGCATGTTGGCCCGCCTCGCAGTGTTCTCGGATGCTCGCTTCGTCTTCCGTGAACTGAGGAACGGCACACCGGGCGACCTCGTCGGCAACCCGGATGGACGCAACCCCGCCTCGAGCGGCCTGCGCCTGTTGCAGAACCCGTGGATCGGTGGAACCACCGGAGATCTGCTCGGGCGGATGATCCAAGACGCCGACGTTGCCGGGAACGCCTTCATCGCTCGCCGTGCCGGCCAGCTCGTTCGCCTGCGTCCCGATTGGGTGACCATCGTTGCCGAATCCCCCGATGGCGCATCCCTCTGGCACCCCGACGCACAGGTACTCGGCTACATCTACAAACCCGGTGGCGTCGCTACCGATGACGAACCGATCGCGTTCCCTCGTGAAGAGGTCGCACACTTCGCCCCGTTCCCCGACCCCGCGCAGCGGTTCCGTGGCATGTCGTGGCTCGAGCCCATCTTGGTCGAGATCATGTCCGACAAGTCCATGAGCCGACACAAGCAAGCGTTCTTCGACCAGGGCGCCACCGTGAACATGGTTCTGAAATACAACCCGGAGATGTCGAAGGAACTCTTCAACTTCGCCAAGTCCGCTTTCGATGAACAACACGCGGGGGTCGGCAATGCGTACAAGACGCTGCATCTGCTCGGGGCGGAACCCTTCCCCGTGGGCTCGACCATGGAACAGATGGATTTCAAGGTCGTCCAGGGCCACGGAGAAACACGCATCGCAGCGGCGGCGGGCGTTCCGCCGATCATCGTCGGTCTATCCGAAGGCTTAGACGCCGCGACCTACTCGAACTACGGGCAGGCCCGCCGTGCCTTCGCGGACCGCACCATCCGCCCGCTGTGGCGAAACGCCTGCGCGTCCTTGTCGCAGATCATCCCCGCACCGCCCAACGCAGAGCTCTGGTACGACGACACCGACGTTGCGTTCATCCGAGAGGATCAAGCCGACGCAGCGAACATCCGGCAGGTCGACGGGCAGACCATCAAGACGCTAGTGGACGCCGGCTACAAGCCGGAAACCGTGGTGTCGGCGGTCACGTCCGGTGACTGGAAGCGACTGACGCATACGGGCCTGTTCTCGGTGCAGCTCCAACCCCCCGGCACGACGCAGCCGAAGCCGGATCCCGCACTCCCCGCAGGAACCGCACCGGGCACGGCCATGCCGATGATGCAGAAGGGTGCGGAAGTCATCTACCTCGAGCACCGGGCTAACCGTGCGGAGATCGAGAACATGATGCTCCAGGCCGCGCTCGATCGCGCGACGGGGCAGCAACAGACACTCCCCATCACGATCAACAACGCGCCGGCCGAGATCACCGTGCATACGCCCCCCGTCCACGTCGATGGCCCATCCATCGAACTCGGAGACACGCAGATCGACGTAGCGACGCCTGAGCTTCGGGTGGAACCGCACTTCGAGGTCAACACCCCAGACGTGAACATCACCGCTCCCCCCGTGAACGTGGACGTTCACACCCCGGAGGTCCGGGTCGACGTCGATGTGGCTGCTCCCGACCCGAGCCCCGTGGAAGTGAACGTGGAACCTCCGCACGTCACCAACGAGGTACGTGTAGACGTCGAGCCCACGCCGCTTGATGTCCACGTTGAGTCCCCGGTGAACGTCGAGGTTCCAGAACAGGCACCACCGCAAGTGAACATCACCATGCCCAAGACCAAGAAGCGCGTAATCCGTGACGACGAGGGCAAAGTGACCGGGATGGAAGAACAGATCGATGAAGGAGAAGAAGTCTGATGGCTACCATGGTTTTGTATGGGAAGACTCCCATCAACCTCATGGGTGGCGAGACTGCCGGCGAGACTGGAAAGATCGACTTTCTCTCCGACACGATCAAAGCCGCCCTGTTCACCGCGACCTACTCGCCCGCGCAGGACACGGACGAGCTCTACTCGGGCCTGTCTAACGAGGTAGGTTCCGGCAACGGCTACACGACGGGTGGCAACACCTGCGCTAACCCGACCGTTGGCTACACGGCCGGGACGAATACTTCCAAGTTCGACGCAGACGACCCCGCGACGTGGACCGCTTCGTCTGCGGGCTTCGCGTTCCGCTACGTGGTGGTCTACGACTCGACCAGCTCCATCCTCATCGGATACGTGGACTATGGCTCGACGCTGACGCTGAACGCTGGCGACACGTTCACGTTCTCGTTCGACGCGGCTGGGATCTTTACCACGACAGTTCCGTAGGGGCAGGTAGCGCCCCGTGCCGACGCTAGTCGACCTCGAGGGGTTCGAGCATCAGGTCGTCGTCTCCAACGCGACGACGACGATGAATCCGAAACTCTGGGACACGGCAGCGAACACTGCTCAGATCTCGTTCGTCACGGGACGTCGTAGCAACGGCCTCGCCGCTCGCATCTCGCCGAACGGCGCTGGCACGCGACTGCTCCGCAACTACACCACAGCGGGAACGCTGTTCGTCTTCTCGTTCTACGTGCGGATCATCACGCTGCCGTCGTCCGGCAACGTCGTTCGCGTGTTCCACAGCACGGCCGACCTCCTGGCCTTCATACGCATCAACTCTGACGGCACGTTGTCGGCCGGGGTCGGAACAGGCACCGCACGGACCTATGGCACGCCGATCAACGACGGTGGGTGGCATCGTCTTGATCTGCGCTACAACTCTTCCCCGGCGACACATACGCTGGACTGGTACGTCGACGGCAACCTGCAAACGCAGGCGACCGGCGCCGGGGTGGCGGCGACGAACCAAACATCGTGGGCGGTCGGAACGAACCAGGCGGAGACCGCGACGTTCGACGTTGACGACGTTGTTGTGTCAGCGACGACGGGCGACTTCCCGATGGGCGACCACACCGTGCTCTCTGTTGTGCCGAATGCAGAGGGAACACACAACGCCGGTACAAACATCATGGAGAACGCCGGTACAGGCAACGACATCAACGGCACAACCGAAACAGCGTGGGACAAGCTGGATGAATGGCCCCCTACCACTGGCATCAACAACGCCGACTCGATCACGTCGAGCGCATCGGGCTCAGCCAACTATGCCGAAGTGAAGTTCCAGTCCGCGCCGTCATGGGCTACCTCGACCCTATGGGCCGTCAACGGCATCGTGGCGCACCAGTCGGATACGACCGGCGCCAACACCGGCATCACGCGGATCGTGGACAGCTCAGGCACGACGCTGAGCGACATCTTCTCGGGCGACATGTCGGAAACGTCGGCGCACTACACCTGGAAGATAATCACGGCACCTGCGGGCGGCTGGCTGATCGACGCGACGCACTTCAACGGCGTGAAGGCTCGTGTCGGGTTCGGCACGTTGCAGCCCGGTGCCCCCGAATGGCTTGCTCTCCAGTTGCAGGCCGCCACCCCGGATCAAGCGCCCCTCGTATACACCCTCAGTTCCACCGTCGCCAACGTATCGTTCAACGCAACCAGTCCAACCGCCACGAAGGCGATGAAAGCCGCCTCGACGGTCGCCAACGTCACGTTCGCGGGCGGCAGCCACACCATGACGGTTGGCCGCCGGCTTGCGAGCGCCGTCGCCAACCTCGCCTTCAACGCAACGAGCCCGACCGGGGCCAAGGCCATGAAGTTGGTCTCGGCCGTGGCGAACCTAGCGTTCAACGCCACGTCGCCCACCGCGACGAAGGCCATGCAGCTAGCCGAGACCGTCGCCAACCTGGCGTTCAACGCGACCAGCCCCGCCGCCACGAAGGCGATGCACCTTGCAGAGACGGCCGCAAACGTCAGCTTCAACGCCACTTCCCCGGCGACCTCAGCCGGTCTCCGCCTGGCCGAGACTGCGGCCAACATCACGTTCCAGGGTGGCGATCACAGCCTGACCTACACCCCCGCCGGCGGCGGGAACGTCGATTACACGCTGGGCTCAACGGTCGCCAACATCACGTTCACGGGCGGTACTCACACGGCCAGCAAGGCCATGGGGCTGGCCGAGACCTCTGCGAACGTCGCCTTCCTCGGGGGCAACCACACCCTGCAGGGGCCAGCCAACAACTTTGCCCTCGCGGCAGATATCGCCAACTTCAGCCTTGACGGAGGGAACCACAGCTTCCTCCTCACCACTGGCGAGGCGATCAGCGGCTCATTCATCATGCGCCCCAGCCCGCGCATGGATCTGCAGCGCCCCCCACGACCGGCCAAGAAGGTCATCATCATCGAGCCCGTGGCCTACACGCTCATAGCTGGAGCAGGCCGTATGCAGCTCAAGGGCGGAAACCACAGTCTCGACTATCAAGGGCAAGACGAGCTCCTACTACTGCTTTCCTAGCAAGCCCATTGACAGTTAGCCCGTGCTTGTCGACAAGAAGCAGGACGGCCCGCGCTTTCGCCCGCCGCGAGATGGCCTTGTCCGTGAACAGTCGGGCGGTTCCGAGCTTGTCCGATTCCAAGAGGCCGCGAGCCCCGATGGCGCTCCGGTCCTTACGGGCCATTTCGCCGTGTTCGACACGTGGAGCGAGATCAACTCCATGTTCGAGGGCAACTTCCTCGAGCGGATCGCGCCAGGGGCCTTCAAGAAGACCTTCGGGGACAACGCGCAGAACATCCGCGTGACGTTCAACCACGGCCACGACGTCTTGGGTGACCAAGCCCTCGGCCGGATCGCAGAACTGCGGGAGGATCCAACAGGCGCGTATTACGAGGTCGAGCTGTTCCGATCGCTCCCGCCCCTCCTGATGGACGGCCTCGCCGCCGGCCAGTACGGCGCGTCGTTCCGCTTCCGCGTGATGCGCGAAGACATCGTCGACAACCCCGGTCGCTCTGACTACAACCCGAAGGGGCTGCCCGAGCGGACGATCAAAGAAGCCGCCGTGGCTGAGTTCGGCCCGGTGACGTTCCCTGCGTACCCCGAGGCGACCGCCGGCGTCCGCAGCGCAACCGACGAATACATCATGGAGAAGTTCGTTGCCGACCCTGAGCGCGTGAAGTCGATGCTCGGCGGCAACAAGGCCCAGAAGCCCAACTACAACATCACCGTCAACGGAGCGCCGTACGAACCGCGTTCTGCTGAACCCAACGTTTCAACGCCTACGGCTGATGCACCTTCCGAAGACCGCGCCGCTGAAGAGCACCCGGAACCGGAACGCCGCGAAGAGCCTGAAGCGCAAGCAACCCAACCCGATCCCGAAAGGACAGAACCAGTGGACCCGAACCGCTCTCTCGAAGAGCTGCGTTCGCGGGACGTGGAGATCGGTGAAGAGCTTCAGCGCCTCGACGCTGACGCCGGCACCGGCATCCTCTCCGCCACGCAGAAGGCGCAGTGGGACGCTCTTGACCAGGAGCAGACAGAACTGCGCACTCAGATCCAGGCGAAGGAAGAGCGACTTGCTCGCCTCGCCAAGGCTGGCCCCACGCCGTCACCGGCGCAGAGTGAGCCTGGCTTCAAGAACGCTCCGAACGTCATCGTGGACCGTGGCGACTCGATCTACGACCTCTCCACCATCCGGAACGCCTTCGACAACCCCGCTGCTGCGGCGCGCGAGCTCAAGGACCGTGCGCTTCGTAGCATCGAGCGGGAAGAGAAGAACTTCCCGGCAGAGCGCGGCACTACGGCTGAAGACCTTCAGACCAACGTGGAGTCGCTTCTGACCAACGCGGTTGACCCTCAGGGCGAGATCGCGCGGCGCATCCTCGTTACCGGACACCCGGAGTACGCGGATGCGTTCTGGAACAAGCTCCGTGGCCGCATGACCAGCCGGCGCCAGGACGAGATCCTGGAGCGTGCGTTGGGCGTTGCGACCTCGGGCTACGCCATGCCTTACACGCTGGACCCGACCGTTCTGTTGACCTCGAACGGCGCAGTGAACCCGCTGCGTCAGATCTCTCGGGTCGTGCAGATCTCCGGCCAGACGTGGAACGGCGTGAACTCGGCCGGGGTCACCGCCTCGTTCGACTCGGAGGCTTCAGAAGTGTCGGACGACACGCCGACCCTCTCGCAGCCCACCGTGACCACGCTGAAGGCGCAGGCGTTCGTCCCGTTCAGCATCGAGTCCGAGCAGTGGTCGGACATCCGCAACGAGCTCGCTCGTGAGATCCGCGACAGCAAGGACGTTCTGGAGGCCAGCAAGTTCACCGTTGGTACCGGCACGTCCGAGCCCACGGGTGTCATCACCGGCGCCACCTTGCTCGCCACCACGGCGGGTTCAGCGGTCGTCGCGCTCGCGGACATCGACACGCTGATGGACTCGCTGCCCCCGCGGTTCCAGGCCAACGCGAAGCTGCTGGCTAACCGGAAGTTCTTCTCGAAGATCCGGCAGCTCTCCCGTACCGCTGGCGTGAATGACCAGTGGCCGAACGTGGCCCCCGGTCAGCCCGGCACCATCAACGGTGTGCCCACCTACGAGTGCTCCGACGTTGTGAGCACGATCACCACGGTGGCTGCGCTCGTTGCTGCATACGGGGACTTCGAGGCAGGGTTCCTGATCGTGGACAGCATCGGTCTGAACGTCGAGTACGTCCCGACCTTGCTCCACACCAGCAACAACCGGCCTTCGGGTCAGCGTGGATTGCACGCCTACTGGATGACCAACTCGGTCGTTCGGTCGACGGCGCCGCTCCGCGTGCTGAAGATCGGTACGTAACACCAGTAGCACCCGGAGGGGGGTTGGGCTTCGGCCTAGCCCCCCTCTCCCGTGAAAGGAGCCTCATGGCATACGTGCAAGCATCAACCGGGTTCGTCGTGAACTACGAAGGCCGCGAAGAGATGATCACGCAGGGCGAGATCTTCGACGCCAATCACCCGCTAGTTCGCACCAACCCAGGACTCTTCGAGCCGATGGCGGTCCGTTTCGCCGCTGGCCCCGAAGAGGCAACCACGAAGCGCAAGCGCGTCACCAAGGCCGCAGAAGATGAGTCCGGTAAAGAGTGACTGGCAGCGGATCTACGTCTGCACGAACGGGACACCAGACCCGCAGGCGAACGCGATCCTGTATGTCAACGGCGACCTCGACACCTGGGCGAATCTCCTGAAGGAGTACCTAGCCGAAGGCCGGAAGGTTGCCGTGGTGGGCGAGAACGCCCAGGAAGTCGTAGCGCGATACCAGCAACTCTGAAGGAGCCGTCAGAGTGAAGATCTTCTGGTGCTCTAACGCACCGTGGGTGCCCAGCGGATACGGGCAGACCACTAGCCGCACCACTCCCCGACTCAAAGCCCTCGGCCACGACGTAGCGATCTTCGCCAACTACGGTCTCCAGGGCGACCGCATGGAGTGGGGCGGGATGACCGTGTACCCCCAGACCGGCGAGGCGTGGGGCAACGACGTGATAACCGCGTTCGCCATCCACCACTTCACGGACGGTGGCGAGACTCCCGATGGCCGCAACGCCGGCTGGGTCATCTTCTTGCAGGACGTGTGGACGGTACGTTCGGACACCATCCGCTCGCTGCACTTGGCCGGGTACGCGCCCGTTGACCACGACCCTGCACCGCCGCGCGTCATCGACTTCTTCACGCGCACAGGCGCCGTGCCACTGTCGATGAGCAAGCACGGTCACAAGATGTTTGAGCAAGCCGGCCTGAAGCCCATCTACGTGCCGCACGGCATCGACACGAAGCAGTTCCGTCCGATCCCCGAGGTCCGTGACACGGTCCGCGCTGCGCTCGGTATCCCCCAGGACGCCTTCGTGTACGGCATGGTTGCCGCGAACCAGGCGAGCTCCGAGATATCCCGCAAGTCGTTCCCTTCGGTGTTCCAGGCGTTCAAGAAGATCCACGAACGCCACCCCGACACGTTCCTGTACCTGCACACGCTCCAGACCAAGATGACCGGTGGGTTCGACCTGAAGCACCTGGCCGAAGAGATCGGACTGGAAGAGGACTCCTACACCTTCGTAGACCAGTTCGGCTATGTCCTGGGCGAGATCCACACCGATGACATGCCGGGTATCTACTCGGCCATCGACACGCTGGTAAACCCGGCGCTTGGCGAAGGCTTCGGGATGCCGATCATCGAGGCGCAGTCCTGCGGCGTGCCGGTCGTTCTGGCCGACAACACCGCGATGCATGACCTCTGCGGCGGCGGCTGGCTGGTGCCGTGTGAGCGCGTGTGGGACGAGATGCAGAAGTCGTGGTGGGGCGGCCTCGTCTCGGTGAAAGACCTAACGACCGCGATGGAGAAGGCATTCCAGGCCGGCAGCAAGCCTGGCAAGCAGGCACGGGAGTTCGTGATCGCCAACCATGACGAAGACACCATCGTTGAGAACAACTGGAAGCCCGCCCTGGAGACGCTCGAGGCGATGCTGCACGCCCCCGACGCAAAGCCCATCGACATGGACGCGCTGAAGATATGAACCTGGACGAGTGGTTCGACCGGACGGCCTCCGTAGCCAACGGCGTGATCGCCGCTGTGCTCGAGCACCTTCCCGTCGGCGGGTCGCTCTACGACGTCGGAGCGAACGTCGGGGCGGTGACCTCTGCCGCGCTGGCAGCCAACCGCCGCGTGGCCGCGTTCGAGCCGCATCCCGTCTACCGCGAATACCTCGAGCGGCGCTGCCCCGAAGCGAAGGTCTATCCCTACGCCCTCGGTGCCACGTTCGGCACGGCGATGCTGTTCTGCGACAAGACCAACAACCCCGGCTGGAACACATTCATCCCCGAACGCACAGACGCGGACATGGAGCTTATGGAGGTTGAGGTCCGGCCGCTTGACTCGCTCGAGACCTCCATGAGCGTGCTGAAGATCGACGTGGAGGGATACGAGGCTCAGGTCATCGAGGGCGCTGCACAGACCATCCAGCGTTGCCATCCCGCGATCGTCATGGAGCTTGGCTGGGGCGTGAACCACCCGAACTGGAAAGGTCAGGTAGCGATGATGGAATGGCTCTTCTCCGAGGGATACCAGCGCATCCCGTATGAGTTCGAGACGACGACGGACGTGGTGTTGCACACATGACCGCGGCGCGCTGGAACTACTTGGACACAGAACCGTTCCCCTACGACGACGAAGAGGCGTACAAGATCGGCATGGAGTTGCTGGCCGATTGCGAGGTCGTTGAGGACTGGGGCTGCGGCACGGCCTGGGCGAAGCGATACCGCAAGGGCAAGTACGTGGGCGTGGACTCCGCACCCGGCTACGCCGACGTGGTCGCGGACCTTCGCCTCTATCACTCAGATGTCGACGGCATCTTCATGCGCGGGGTGCTCGAGCACAACGCGGAGGGCTGGGAATCCATCCTCGACAACGCCCTGGACTCTTGCCAGCAGCTCGTCTTGGTGATGTTCACGCCGTTCACCGAACGAACCACCGTCATCTACACCAGCGGGGACGGCTGGAAAGACCTCTCTTTCGCGGAGAAGGACATCGAGGACCGTTTCGGAGACCGCCTATTCACCAAGCGGGCCATCGACAACAACACCCAGTTCGGCCAAGAACGCATCTACCATGTCACCTGAGCGGATCCCCTACGAGGCCGAAAACTGGCAGACCCACGTCGGCCACGTGAAGCGGTACCAATGGGCCACCAAGTTCATCCAGCCCACCGACACGGTCTTGGACGTGGCCTGCGGGATCGGCTACGCCTCGGAGCTCCTGGCAGTGACGGGCTGCAACTACATCGGCATCGACCGACCCGGCGTGCCGTGGCCCGAGTTCGAGCGGGAGGGCGTCCAGTTCGTGGAGGCCGACCTAGATAGCTGGTTCCCCGGCTTCATCCCCGACGTGACCCTTTGCTTCGAGACCCTGGAGCACCTGGAAGACCCGCAGCGGATGGCCGACATCTTGCAGGGCGTCACCGGGCGCATCATCTGCGTGTCGGTCCCGATCATCGAGACCAAGGACAAGAACGAGTTCCACAAGCACGACTTCACGGTGGAGTCGCTTCGGCAGATGTTCGACTTCTGGCACGTAGAAGAGGAATGGGACCAGCCCTCGGAATCGGCGCACGTATGGGCCTTCCGTCCATAGCCGCGGGCATCCTGACGCACGACGCCATCAAGCATGGCCGTGAGGGCCTGTTGCGGGCCACCATCCGCTCCGTAAGCCATCAGGAACCGAACTACATATATGTAGTTTCCAACGGCTCTCGGGACGGTACGGAGGCTCTGGTGGCCTCTTGGGGAGGCACCGTCGTGGACGACCCGGTATCCACCTGCGGCCACGGGATGAACGTCACCATCGGGATCTGCGCTAACTCCGGCGCCGACCTCGTTGTGTTCTCCAACGACGACATCGAGTTTCGACCCGGAGCGTTCGACGCGCTGCGCCGGTTCTGGGCCGCTGCACCCGAGAAGCTGAAGATCGCCAGCGGCTTGCTGGAGGATGACTTCCCCTGGAACACCGTGCGCGAGCGCGTGGAATATGGCGGCGTGCCGGCGCTCATCCGCGACTCGGCACCGGGCGGCGTTTGGACGCTGCGTGCGAAGGACTGGCCGACGATCGCCCCCGTGCCCGAAGCGGCGGGATGGGATGACGTTCCCACCTGCGAACGCCTCCGCTTGAAGGGCTTCCAAGTAGCGCAGCTCGACCTCGCAGAACACGTCGGCCAGGACCGCTCTACGTGGGGCAACGGCTCGGAGCGATTCCGCAAGCCACTGGATCCAGAACTACGGGCTTCCTTGCAGATAGCCGCACCCTAGCGATAGCCCACTAGCTAGGGGAATAGATGGCCGCACAGACCTGTAAGTACGCACAACACGCGACCCTTTCCGGCACGACAGCCGATTCCGTCACATTCACGTCAGCAGTAGATGGCGGCACGGTGTCCGTCACCAACCGCGACGCATCCAACACGCTGTATTTCACTGTCAACGGGGCAACCGCCGTCGCGCTCGCAGATGAAACCTACGCGGTCCTGCCGCTGCAATCGTTTGGCGTATCGGTCGGCCCAACAAGCGCACTGGTGCTCTCCATCGTGGGTAACGGCAACGCCTACTCCGCTCACTACCGCGACTCGAGCTCCTGATGGCAGCGACGACGATCCGCACTAGTGGCGGCGGGGCACCCTCTGCGTTCGATGCTGGCCTGTCTGCCTTCCGTCCGAACGGAGCCATCGCAGAGACGACGCCGCGCTACAACGGGCGGTACGAGAACGGCACGCTGCTCACGTCGGGGCAGATCTTCCTAACGGCCATCTACCTGCCAGGGAACACGACCGTCACGTCCATCACGTTCCTGTCTGCCACGACGGCCCTTTCGGCTGGCTCGAACCAGTGGTTCGGCCTCTTCGATAGCAGCCGCAACAAGCTGCGCGTCACCGGGGACGACACGAGCACGGCCTGGTCGGCGAACAGCGCGAAGACACTGAACCTGTCCTCGACGTTCACCACGACCTACTCGGGGCTGCACTACGTCGGCATCTGCGTGGTGGCGACGGTGCCATCCCTCGTCGCGCAGGGAGCGTCTACGGGAGCCATCGCCACGCTGATGACGAACACGATAGCCCCCGTTCTCTGCGGTCTTGGAGACGGGAGCCTCACGAACCCCGCATCGTGTCCGAACCAGATCACGGCGCTCTCTGCGGCGGGCCTGCATCCATACGCCTACGTGAGCTAGCGGAATGGCCCGCCCAACCGCAGGCGATCCACTAAACGCACCGGACCACGCCGATCTTCATAGCAGCGTCATCGACGTTGCGGGCATGTTCGGAACAGACGCCACTTCGGTGCAAGACGCCTTCTCGGCTGCGAACGACGGGGACACGCTTTGGTTCGGTGACCATACCTTCGAGTGCGAGATCACCGAAGCGATGGGCATCTCGCTCAACGGCCTCACGTTGACGGGCACGAAGGGTGCAGTGCTGTTGGGTCCGGGTGGCGCCGACCCGTCGTTCCTGATCTTGCCCGACTGTTCGAACGTCCACGTTTACGGCCTGTCGTTCGACATGAACGGTGTCCTGTCGTTCGGGGGGCTGAAGCTTCCAGGCGTGCAGGGCGCGAACGTCCACGACAACTACTTCTATGACTCCAACTTCCAAACGAGCAGCGCATCGGACCATTTCGGGTTCATCGTCGTCGCCAGCACCGGCAGCGGGGAATGCACCGACATCCACTTCCACCACAACCGCCTCGATCATTGCCAGGTCGAGCTCGACCACGTACAGGGCATGACGGTGGACCACAACGTCTCGCGCAACACCTGGCACACCACGGCGTTCGGGATGTTCACGACAACGGCGACGGACGGCCTTACGTCTTCTGACATCACCTTCGACCACAACATCGTTATCGACCCGTTGCAAGCCTCTGCCGGTGCGTTCTGCCTCTCTGTGGACCCGGCGACCAGCTCTAACCACGTGTTCCAGCGGATCCGCTTCACCAACAACACCATCGTGGACTCGTACAACCGGACGGCGATAAAGCTGGGCACGGTGGACAACTCGCAGGTCGCCACCAACATCACGTTCGAGGACCTGACCATCGAGGGCAACGACATTCACTACACCGACAACTTCACGGGGACGGCCATCTTCGCCAACACGTCACCCACGACGACCTTCACGTTCGACCGCCTGAAGATCGCCAACAACAAGCTCTATGGCACAGGCGGGACCGGCTCTATCGGGATCGATATCCGCACAACGACAGACAGCCTTGTTTACGACAACCGCATCCTGAACTTTGAAACGGACTTCGTTGAATCCACCAGCACGAACCTAGCGTTAGGCCAGCCGATCCCGTCTCTGGCACTTGAGGGGAACCACCAGGGAGGTTTGGTCGGTGGCGTGGAGGTATTCGACAGCACCGGCACGCGGCTGGGATTCATGCCCGTGTACGACGCAATCAACTTCGACCCCGTTGAGACAACCTCCTCGACGCTCCTCGGTTGGTACAAGGCCGACGCCATTCGCGGTTCGTCGGCGGGCGGCAACCTGAACACGTGGAACGACTCAAGCACAACGACCACCAACGATCTGATCGCGCCGTCCATCCTGGCGTTCCCGACCTATCAAACGAGCGCCGGATTCCCCACCGTGCGGTTCGCGGGCGCTGCGAACGAATACCTCTTCCACCAGACGACGCCCGCTGTCTCGCAGCCGTGGTCCGTGGTCGCGGTGGCGAAATGCACCGACATCACGGGCGCCCGCGTTATCGCCGGGTCATCGAACAGCGCGAGTCAGAGTCACATCCAGATCAACACCAGCGGATTCCCTGGCCTTCGTGCGCCTACGACGCAATCGGGCGTGAACGCCAAGAACGGAGCGTTCCACGTGTTCGTCGGCATCTTCAACGGCGCGTCCTCCAAGTTGTGGGTGGATGGCACGCAGGAGGTCGCTGCGGACCCCGGCTCCAACGGCCTTGCTGGCCTGAAGGTCGGCGCCGATTTCACCGGCTCGGGCCGCTTCGTCGGTGACATCGCGGAGGTCATCTTCTATCAGGGCGCACTTTCCAACACTGACAGGGACGCACTAGAGACGTACCTGGGCGCCAAGTACGGGATCGTGGTGGTGTAGGTGACTGCCACCTATTCCGAACTCGGCCTGTCCTACGACGCGATCAACTGGAGCTATGACGGCGCCGAGCTGAACACCTTCGCAGATCCCGTTGACATCTCCTACGTCACGTGTGTCTACGTCCCAACGGCAGCCTTCCGCGTTAGCTACCGGCAACTCACCCCGACCGCCAAGTATCGACCTGCGCTGTCCGTCGTCACGAATGGCCAGTTGTCTATCCAGAAGAGGGCCACCTACAAGGCCACGTACGTCCTGACCCGACCCGTTGATGTCTCCTACGTCACTTGCACGTACAAGCCATCGCTATCGGTACTAGGCACCTACAAGCAGTTCGCAAAGACGCTGACGTATAAGCCAACTCTGTCCGTGATCCCCGGCGCGAAGCTGCAAACACTCTCGCGGACGGTTACCAACAAGCCGAGCTTTTCCATCGCGGCACAACATTAGGAGACGTATCCAGCTTTGGGCTCGTACACCCTCCCCCCATTCGCGCTCTATAAGCCAAGCGTCTCCGAGACTGGATGGGGGGCGCTTGCGGACACGAACTACGACCTCTTGGCGGCCAACTCGAACGCGCAGCTCGCGCTCGGGATGTTCGACTACATCATTACCTATGGTGACATCGGGGACGGAGCCGGGGTCCAGGCCAGGGCCATCAACCTTCGGACGTACTCCGTCGTCGCATCGAACTCTGACTACGCGACGGTCCATAACGCACTCGTTGACTCCCTGGGATCAACCGGCGCGAACGTCCTGGTGCGGTCGGCGGTCTCGGTCGTCCCGCTGACGACATCGCTTCGGTTCAACAAGTATTCGGGGGGAACGTGGACGATCACCCCGGGCCAGTGGGTCTTCGGCGGCCGGTCGTTCCGATTCCAGGCGGTCTCGGTCGGCTGGACGAACGGGCCGAACGGGTCGTGCATGTTCGACCTGGAGGCCGGCGGCGTCGCGGGTACCCGTGGCGGCAAGAAGCTCCTGTACGGGCCGTTCTGCGACGCGAACAACGTCGTGGACACCTGCTACCTGGGGATCGGCAAGGGAACCCCGTCGGGTAGCGAGGGCGACACGAACTACCTCATCGGACCCATCGGAATCAAGTTCCTTCGGTCGGGCATCGCCTATGGAACGGCTGCCGACGCGATCAACTCGCCACCGAACGGGTCAGCCAATATGTGGTCCTTCGCGGCGGAGCTTGGCGACGCCAGTTGTTCGGTCGGAGCGTTCGAGTTCAACGTCGGAGACGGTCAGGTTCTGTGGTCTCAGATCACGAAGCCGGGAGCGGCCGCGTACTACTGCAACGCCATCACGACCACAGTGATCGGGGGTCACGCGACCCTGGACTCATCTGTTGCGGGGTACATCGCGCAGATCGCCCAGGGCTCGAACTTCTCTATGGATGACGTGTATTTCGACAACATCGCCGGGTCGAACCTCGGCGCGGTTGGCGTCGTGGCGGTCGATCCAGGTGGGGTGTCGGGAATCGGCATCGCAGCAACGAGGGTGCGGGTCTCCAACAGTCACTTCAACATGAACGCTGCCGTGCCCATCTTCGTGATTGACAACGCGGCGGCGGTGTCGGGCATCAGCTCGTTCACCCTTCGCAACGCGAACGCACCGGGCCAGAGCTCGTCTCACACGTCGGCCATCGTGAACTTCAAGGACATGCGCGGGTCGGGATCGTCGATCTCGGCAAGCGCCTCGAACGCCATCGCGGCCTCGATGGTTATCGACGGGGGCACATTCACGAACACCGACAAGGTTTACACGGTCTCGGGCACCACGGATGCGGCCGCTCGGCCCACTGTGGGGCGCATCAGCCTCAACGGTGGCGATGTCTCCCAGGTTCCCATCAAGGCCGGGGTTCCAGCGGACGCCGATTACGTCCAAGCCTTCGATGGTTTGCAGTGTCTCGATGTCAGCGGAAACAAGATGTACGTCCGAGTCGGCGGCGTTTGGACCGCTCTCAACTGACCATGGCTGGCTGGGGCGATGGCGCGTGGGGAGACATGGCATGGGGAGCTGGAGCGGCCAGCTTGACCCTTTTCCACTCTGTAGCGACCGTGACCTTCCACGCAACATCACCCTCCCTGCTCTACGCAGCGCGGGTGATCGACCCGACCGTTATCCACATGCCTAGACCTGTCAAGCACACTCCACTTATCTTCAAGACTGGGAGCCCATGAGCACCGAAGCAAACATCACCATCGGGGATGGGTTCTTCCGCGGGGAGGACAAATCCATTGTCTTTACTATCGTCCAGTCAGACGGAACGACACCGCAGAACATCACCGGCTGGACCCTTACCTTCCGCATGGCAACCGCGCAGTACGGCGCTGCGGTAATCACCAAGACGCCCACGCTCACCACGCCGCTCTCAGGCATCTGCACGGTGACGCTGGCTTCTGCCGATACGTCGTCTCTGACGCAGGACGGTACGGATCAGGTCTACTACTACGACTTGCGGCGCACCGACTCTGGAAGCCGAGCGGAAATCGCCTACGGAACCATCACGGTCCGAGACACCTTTACGAACGGCTGATAGATGGCCTATATCGCATTTGCTGACCTGCGCACCGCGACGCTTGCCGAATACTGCTCCGGCATCTCGCTGGGCACCGCCGACGCATCAGACGCCAACATCACGTCCGCGATTGCTCGCTTCTCGCAGCGATTCGATGACTACACCAACGACCACTTCGAGGCGGAGGCCATCACGCTCACGCTAACCGGCGACGGAACGCCGCGTCTGTTGCTTCCGAAGCGATGCACGGCCATCACGGCCATAGCCCTCACCGACACGGCGGGGAACTCCACCACGCAGACCTCGACGGTCTACCGCCTGCACTCGTCCCTGTATTCCTCCGGTTCCAAGCGGCTCTACGAGCTCGATTACGTGGAGCTGATCTACGGCGCCGGCGGCCTCGTCGGCTATCCCTTCGACCACTGGAACATGTATACGTGGCCCTGCGACACCAACTCCATCTCGGTGACGGGTTCATTCGGCTGGAACACCACGCCGGGTGACGTGAAGCGTGCCGTGGCCCTGATGGTCTATGACCACTTCAAGCCGATGGACGCGAGCCTGCATCGGACGCAGAGCTTCACCACGGAGAAGGCGGCAATCAACCTCTCGGCATCGCAGCCGACCGGCATCCCCGAATGTGACGACATCATCGCCGCATACAAGCGGGTCGTGATCCCCACGGGTATCGCATGACCGCGACCTTTCAGTGGTTCCCCGAACGGTTGAACGCCGCCATCGCCGCGGCGTACAAGGAGTCGCTGGGAGCAGCCAAGGTCGAAGCCGATGCGCTGAAGCCATCCGCGAAGGTGACCGTCTCGCTCATCGGGAACGAGCTGAAGTCGTCCCCGGCGTTCTTCGAGGAAGGCGCACGGCCTCACGAGATCGCACCGAAGGGCTCCTTTCTGTATCTGAAGGGTGAGAACCGCTTCGTCTCGGCCCCGGTGGAGCACCCAGGCTCGCCGCCCAAGCCGCACATTGGGCCGGCGTCCGTGTCTTGGGCGACGCGCATCTTCCAGGCCGTAGCGCGGGCTCGTCTCGCAGCGAGTGGGTTCTAGATGACATTCCAGGCCGTCTGCACCGGCTGGGCGACAGAGCTCCAGACCAACGTGACCGGGTTGGACACCACGACGATCCCGGCCGACCAACTCCACTTGTATACGCCGTGGGCCGTGGAGCTCGGCTTGGCCGCAGGGCGGAACCTCGCCATCTGGCCGGAGTCGGAGCCGGAGGTTGTCAACGCAGCGACGGCTGGCGGCGGCGGCGGGACCGACCTCGCGGCGCAGGTCTACAGCGTCCTCGTCTGGGAAGACGCCTCTATCGACGCCACCCGACTGAAGGACGACGAGACGGCGGCGGACGCCTGGCTGACGCTCTTCCAGGCCATCCGCGCCCGCTTCTATCGCTCCGCGAACCTCCAGATCGGCGGGGTGGACACCACCCGTTACGCCGGAGGCTCCTTCGACATGCGTGCAGGTAAACGCATCATGCAGATCCGCTTCCAGACCCGACAGTTCTACGAGTTCAGCTGATGCGTGAACACCTAGCTTGGGCGGGCGGCTTGTTTGAGGGCGAGGGCTCATTCTCGCTGCAGGGCGGTCGGTATCCGACAGCCCAACTCGCCATGACTGATGCCGATACTGTCGTGACATTCGCCGAAATCGTAGGCGTTGGCCGGACCTATGGGCCATACCAAAGCCGTTCTCCGGCCGGACGCCCCCTGTACTCGTGGCAGGCAACGAACTTTCAACACGTTCAAGCACTCATCGCGATGCTTTGGCCTTGGCTAGGCGGCCGACGGAGGCAGCGGGCGCGGGAGCTTCTGCTAGCCGCGAAAAGATAAGGATGTTCTCCTAGACCGACCCCCGAACCTTCAACTGATGCCGAGAGGATCTAGATGACCGCAATCGTTACCAACGCAAACGCTTACCAGTTTGCTATCGGCAAGCAAACCAACGGCACGACCCCTCTCGGTACTGCGGCCTACGCCCTCCCGGTGTTCGACGCAGACCTGCATCCGGTGTCGGACCTTGCGGAGATCGTCGTCACCGACGCCTCGAGCATCCAGGGCGACCCATACAAGAAGCCGACCAGCTGGGAAGCCGACGTCACGGTGCCGATGCTCGCTGCATCCATGGGTCAGTTCCTCGTCTCGATGTGGGGAACGGACACGATCGGCACGGCGGTAGCGGGTACGGCTTACACCCACACCTACACGGGCCTCGGCGGCACGCAGCCCTTCATCGGCTGCTTCGATGACTTCACCAACTCCAACAGCTCGACGGCCGGTACGGCGAAGATGTCCTACGCCAACGGCGTCGCCACGGAGCTGACCTTCTCAGCAGACCAGGAAGGTGGACCGGCCAAGCTCCAATGGAAGGCAGTCGGCTCAACCCCCTCGGTGGCGACCTACTCGGTGACCACCACCGACGCGGTCGGCAACGGCTACTTCGGGATGCAACTCTCTAGCGCGGCCATCGAGATCGACAACGACACTCCCAACGTCAACCCCTCGAGCGCGGTGACCAACGTGGAGTCCTTCTCCATCACGGTCGCCCGCAACGTGGAGCCGGCGCCCACCGCCGACTCCATCACCGTTGGGAACCTGGCTCAAGGCAAGCTGACCCTAGCCGGAACGATGAGCTTCTACTTCTCCACCTGGCAGGAGTGGAAAGCCTCGTACTTCGGCTCGGTCACAGGATCGTCCGCGTCGTCCACCATTACGTACGGCGCACTTGACCTGAACTTCAAGCACTCGTCGCAATCGACGTGGGGGCTCGAGCTGTACGCGCCCAAGGTGGCGTTCTACATCCCGAACCGCCAACCGGATGCGTCGGGTGGTGCGCTGAAGCTGCCCGTGACGCTCGGGTTCGCAACGCCTGCGTCCGGCGAACACTTGCAGCCGATCCTGACCAACGGGGTCAGTTCGGCCTACTAACCGCCTGTCCCGCCCGGACGGGCCTGAAAGGACAGGAGACGGGGAATGTCAGAAGCAAGGAGCCTGCTTCTCTCGCACGTCGAAACGGTCACGCTGCCGTCGGGGCTGAAGGCGAAGATTCGGAAGCCGCGCATCGCGGACTGCATCGTTGCTGGCGCTGTCCCCCTTCCCGTGATGACGGAAGTGGAGCGCAAGAGCATCGCGGGCACGGCCGACACCCTCACCGCAGAAGAGATCGAGGTCGCCTATGCCTACAACCGCGCCATGGTCCGGCTCGCATTGGTTGAGGTCGAAGGCGAAACGGTGACCCTCGATGACGAAGACCTCGACGTGATGGACGCAGACGACTTCGAGGAGATCCTGGCGATAGCCACGCGGGCAAAGGATGCCGAGGGAAAAGCGTGATGCCGGGGATAGCTCAGTTCGCCAGGTCTGAGTCGGGCCAGATGTACCTGATGGCCTGTGAACGATTCGGCGTGGACCCCGGCGCGGCCTTCGATGATGAAGTGGTCGCACACAACTTCCGTGTAGCCCTCATCTTGTCGTCTGTTGACTCGAAGCAAGACGGAACAGTTGTTATCCACGACGACGGCCGTCACGTCGTCTCTAACCCTGGCCTGATGGACGGCATCTAGAGATGGCGGGCATCCTGGGCAGCGTCGTCGGCAACCTGGCTGGTGGAGACATCGGCCGCGCTACCGTCGCGCTCGTCCTGGATCAGTCGGGATTCAGCGCGAACCTGGAGAAAGCTAAGGTCGAGACCGCCTCTGCCACCGGCCAGATGACCGCAGGTGTCGATGCGTTCAAGGCCGCCGCGGTCGCGGGTGCCGCAGTCGCAGCGGGAGCCATCGTCAAGTTCGGCGCGGACTCTGTACGCGCCTACGAAGAGTCTGCGGCCATCGCACAGCAGACGAACGCGGTGATCCAGTCGACTGGTGGCATCGCAGGTGTTACTGCCGATGAAGTGCAGAAGCTCGGGTCGGCGTTCCAACACCTCACGACATATTCGGATGAGGATGTGCGGTCTGCCGAGAACCTCTTACTGACATTCACCAGCATCGGGAAGGACATCTTCCCTGAAACCACTCAGGTCGTGTTGGACATGAGCACGGCGCTGGGCCAGAGCTTGAAGCAATCCGCCATCCAGGTCGGCAAGGCGCTTCAGAACCCGACTGTCGGCCTGACTGCCCTGCGGCGCGTCGGCGTGTCGTTCACTGACCAACAGACGCAGGTGATCGAGAAGCTGTCCGAAACCGGGCATACGGCCGAGGCGCAGCAGAAGATCCTGGAGGAACTGAACAAAGAGTTCGGGGGCTCGGCGGCTGCCGCAGCGGATACGTACTCCGGCAAGCTCGCACAGCTCAAGAACGACTTCAACGATCTCCAAGAGAACATCGGCCACGCGGTCGTGCCCGCACTCGACGACGCCGCTACCGCCATGAACAACCTCATCAACATCACCACGGACACAGCGGGTCATACCAACCTACTCGGGCAGGCACTTGACGTGGTGTTTGTCAAGCTGAACCCTCTTGTCGCCGCTTGGAAACTCAGTGAGGGTGCCATCAACGGGGTGGCTAGCGCCCTCGGCGTGTCCACAGAACAGACCCAGGCGAACGCACAGGCGACCATCGACGCGGCCTCGGCGACCACTGCATGGGACAAACCCCTTACCGTCGCCGCCGACGCACAGGCGCGACTGGCCCAGGAGACGAGGAAGGCGACGCAGGCGCAGCAAGAGCAACGCCTGGCACAGTTGCAGGCCGCCGGAGGGCTGCTGGGGCTCGTCTCGTCGCTGCAACAGGCGAACGAGGATCAACGGACGCTCAACAAACTCCAGGCTGAAGGCAAGACGCGAACACAGGCGTATCGGGACGCGGTCGTAAAGGCGACGACGGACCAGCTCGCGTTCCGAACCGCCGTGCGTCAATACGTGGCCGACAACCCGAATCGCTCACTGTCTCAGACCAGGGATGCGCTACGGGAGATGGCGGCCCAGGCGGGCATCACCGGGCAGCAGTTCCGCAGCGCCCTCGGCGGTCCGCTGAAGGACGTGATCGCAAGTCTGGACAACCTGCAATCGAAGCGAGTGAACATCCACGTTGATTCATCGCAGCTCGACTTCGCCCAAGCCCGCGCCGAAAGGCTGCAACAGGCTCTTGCGAGGCTCTCATGACCATCACACTCCAGATCTACGACGAGCTCCGCTCCCAGGTGCTGTTCGACCTCAATGACCCCCCCGGCACATACTCCGGTCTCTACGGCTCGGTCACCACGAAGCTGGCATCAGACTTCGATATCGGCTCTCCCCGGCTGGAATCAACCACCGTCACGGCGCAGGACATCGACGCGACCTACTCCGCGTTCTCTAAGCGTGCGACCGCCACGGTCAAGCTAAAGCTGGTGATCGCGGGAACCTCCTACGACAACCTCACCACCGGCTGCGGAACACTCGCCAACTACCTGACGCAAGGCTGCGTCATGAAGTATTCGGCGGGCGGCAACACCTACTTCTTGGACGTGCTCCCCTCTTCGACGCCGGCCCTGGTGTCCGGTGGGGAGATCGCGCTGTACGAAGCGGCGGGGCTGTTCCAGACCACGGTCGACGTGGAGTTGCAACGCCAGCCGTACCTGCGCGGAGCCGGGCTGGATCCTGCGGTCAACATCTTGGCGAACGCGACGATCCTGCGAGACAGCAACGGCGATGGGAAGCCCGAAAGTTGGACGTATGACCACGGGACCGGCACCATCAACGCCTCGACGCAGGCGTATCGCAGCTCCTACAACAGCAACAACTCCCTTATCCACCAACAGCCCTCGGCTACGGCCGGGACGACATATACGGCATCCGTGTACGCCCGTGTTGTCAGCGGCACCGGGAGCGCGACGCTTGACTTTAGCTACGCGGGCGGTGCAGCCAACGGCCAAACGGCAAGTACGTCTTCGGGCACCTGGACGCGCCTGACGGTTACCTCCACGGCGCCGGTATCCACGACAAGCATGTGGTTCATCCTTTCCACCACGGGGGTCAGCGGGACCGTCGTCACGGAATGGCGGAACGCCCAGTTAGAGGTCGCATCCACGGCAACGCCGTTCCGGGTGAAGTCGGAGACGGTCAACCTCGATCCCGCCGCTTCGGGCTTCGCCAAGATGCTCCCGGTCTACAACCCCTCTACGGCGCCGGCGCCCATGACGGTCACCGCTGCTTTCCCCGATGCCTCTACCAACGTGCAGGCGATGGACTACTGGCTGGCGACCAGCAGCGGGGTCGCCGGGAACAAGTACCTCTCGGACTACCTGAACGGCCCCTTCTACGCACAAGCAGAGGCGAACGGGAACGGATGGACGCTGACGGCGGGCCAAGACACGACGCTGGCCGGAACTGCCGACGCGACCCACTCCCCCGGCTCGGGCACCACGGCGGCGATCATCACGCACGCCACCGACCCGAACCAATACAACAAGCGAATCACGTGGAGCCGATCCACGACCCTCGACAGCCTGCGCGGAACCCACCGCGTATTCGCTGCCGTGAAGCCG